TGCTCAACTAATTTCAACTACAGTAGAGTTAGTACAAGCTGAAGGTAAAATTAAGCTGACGGAAGCAATCGAAAAGCACGATTCCCTAAACAGCAAACTGTTTACAAAAGAAGAAATGCTAAAAGAGAAAGTACGCGATAAAATGCTAGAAATCGTTGATACTTTCTTAGATGACCTAAAAGAGCAAGATATTAAAATAAAAGTTGACGACATTTTATTTATTGGGTCTAATGCTAGTTACAACTATACAAAAGATAGTGATATAGACCTTCACATACTTGCAAATACTAAAGCTGTTGATTACCCGGCAGACCTTGGAGCAGCAATATACAGTGCATATAGAAGTATCTTTAATAAAAATTTAGATATAACTCTTTATGATATTCCACTTGAGATTTTTGTAGAAACTGAAGATAGTGCAAGGGTGAGCAATGGAGTTTATTCCGTAAAGAAAAATAAATGGATCAAAAAGCCAATACAAGAAGAGATTCCAGAATACGATAAAGAGGCACTTAATAAGCTTGTCGATGAGTGGGAAGAAAAGTGTAAGAAGCTTATTGATGATATAAAAGCAGACAAGCTTGATGATGAGAAAAAAGTTGTTAAGATGCTCGAAGATATTTACGAGAAACTTCGTAAGAAGGGCGTTGCTAAAGGCGAATATGCTATCGAAAACCTTGCGTTTAAGGAGCTTAGAAACAAAGGCTATCTTGATCAACTAAAAGACTATAGAAATGAGCTTACTTCTAAAAGACTTTCTCTTGAAGAGCAATTAAGTGCTAAGGCTAGACGAAATATTGAAATTCAAATTGCTCGAGCTGCAGGCACTCAGCCAATTATTCAAGATAATGGAATGTTCTTCATCTATAATCTAAAAGCTTCCGAGATAGACAGAGCTGTAAGAGCTCTTAAAGCACTCGATTTCGTCGAAGAGGTATATAGCTCTGAAAGCGGCAAACTTGATTTCAGTAAAATGATAATGGCTCCAGGGCAAATGCCTGCTAAGTATTATAATATTAGAGGCAAAATAAACTGGCCTGATTAAAATTAAATAATTAAAGTATCTGATCTCATAAAAATGGGATCAGGTATTTTCTTTTATAAAAGGAGATGTGATATAATGACAAAAATAAAAGTCTGTTTAGATGCTGGTCACTATGGTAAATATAACCAAAGCCCAGTTAATTCAAAATACTATGAGTCAGATATGGCTTGGAAGCTACACCTAAAGTTAAAGAAATATTTAGAAGCCTATGGTATTGAAGTAACTACAACTCGTACAAAGCAGAAAAATGATATGAAATTAACTGCAAGAGGTAAAACAGCCAAAGGCTGTGATTTATTTCTATCTATTCATTCCAACGCAGCAACTAAAGAATCTGTAGACTATCCGGTAGCTTTCGTACCTATTAATGGAAGTGCTGATAAACTCGGTGCGGAATTAGCGAGATGTATTGAGCAAGTAATGGAAACTAAACAAAGTGGACGAGCTGTTTCAAAAAAATCAGAAAAAGGTAATTGGGATTATTATAGTGTTATTAACGGAGCAGTTTCTGTGGGTGTACCCGGAATAATACTGGAGCACAGCTTTCATACAAATACGAAAGCCACAAAATGGCTAATGGTAGATTCAAACCTTGAGAACCTGGCTAAAGCTGAAGCCAATGTTATTGCAAAATATTTTAATATAAGTAATAAGACTATGAAAGTTGAATTACCTTTACTATTTTTAAATATGAAAAGCGATACTGTTAAAGCTCTACAAACCTTACTTATCGGATATGGCTACTCCTGCGGTAAGGCCGGAGCTGATGGCGACTTTGGTAATAATACGGTTCAAGCATTAAAAAGTTTTCAAAAAGATAAAGAACTTATCGTAGATGGCTGCTGCGGAGCTAAGACTTGGTCAAAACTTCTCGGAGTATAAAAGCATTTGCTAAATTATACGTAAACAAACTTGAAAGGACAAAGAGCTATATGAAAAGGCAAACTCTACAGGAGCAATGCTTAATAGAATTATATAAGCTGGATGAAGCTACAAGAAATCAACTTATAGCTCAGTCTAGAAATGTTGGACGATATAAGGATATCTCTCGTGGCAAAACACGCATGGAGCGCAAGAAGTATTCTAAAGTAGCTAACGCCGTAAAATCTTATAACGAAATTAACATGAATGATTTCTGGAAAAGTGATATACTTAAGGTAAACATTCCAGTAGTCGGCGAAACTGATGAGTATACTGTTACAATAAAGCTTGAGGGCGTTGTAGCTGAACTTCAGAAAAATATTAAAAATAATCAAAATAAATTTGAGTTTAAAGCAATTATTCAAGCATTGACTAAAGTTTTTAACACTTCTGACGTCTACGTAAAATGCACTTGCCCTGATTTTAAGTATAGATTCGCCCACCACTTAATAGTTGCTAATGTATCCGTAGATGACTCTTCAAAGGATCCTGGACCTGGAAAAGGAATAGTCAACCCAAATGATGATAAGGGCAGAGGCTGTAAGCATGTTTTATGTGTATTGTCAAATGGAAGCTGGATGATGAAAGTAGCATCAGTAATAAATAACTACTGTCATTATCTGTCTGAGAAAAAACCTGATGCTTTTCTAAAACTCGTTTTTCCTAAGCTTTATGGTGTTCCTGCAGACGAAGCCGATCAAAATGGTATTGTAGAAGATAATGAAGATCTTGAGTCTGGTAAAGACCTTATCGACGTTGTTAATGACTGGGCCCGTAATAGAGGTAAGTTTAAAAAAGGCTCCAATAAAAATCCTGTCACTAGTACAGGCCCCGGTGATAAGAAAAACAAGGAAGAGCCTGATGAAGCTTCTGAAGAGCCTGTTGAGGAAATAGAAGATAAAAAATAATATCGTATAATATATAGTATAGAAATATATAGGAGATTTTTCGAATTGATGATGTCAAACGAAATAGATTTAAAAATACTTGACAGTTTATCTCCAGAAGAACGAGTACTTGCGCTAGAAATACTGAAAGAATACTCCCAAGAAGGATTTTCTGAGTTGTTGGAAGAATTAAAGTATTCCGACTTTGAAGAGATTCCCGTAGATATAATGACATTTATTTCTGATGAACGATATTTAGGCCGAGGCCTTTATATCAAAGATGAATTCACGGGAGAACGTAAATGCACAGTTTTCCCATACTGGATAGAGAAACTAAAAGAAATTTTTCCAGACAATATTACAACTCGATATAACACAGTAATTCTTACTGGTTCTATCGGTCTTGGTAAATCTTTTATTGCTGTTGTTTGTCAGTTATATTTACTATATCGCATGTTGTGTTTAAAAGACCCATACACCTATTATGGCTTACAGCCTATCGATAAAATTACATTCTCTATGTTAAACGTAACATTGGAAGCTGCCCAAGGTGTTGGTTGGGACAAGATGCAGCAGTTGCTACAGAGCTCTGACTGGTTCATGGAACGTGGAAATATGAATGCCAGCAGAACAAACCCACAATGGCAACCTCCAAAAGGTATTGAGCTTGTATTTGGTTCTAGTAATAGACACGTAGTTGGTCGTGCACTATTTTCTAACTTCTCAGATGAAGTTAACTTTGGTGTCGGTAATAACGTAGAGAAACAAAAAGCAAAGCTTAAGAAAATGATTTCTCAGATCGATGCCCGTATGATTTCTCGTTTTGGTAAAGGCACATATCTTCCAACTATGAATATAATAGCTTCCTCAAAAGATTCTGAACAAGCATTTATGGAATCTTATATTGAGATGAAGCGTCAAAACGAAAGTAAAACTACTCTCATTGTTGATGAGCCTCAGTGGGTTGTTAGGAATGATAAAGGTTCACCTGATGACCCTGGAAGCTTTTATGTTGCCGTCGGAAATAAGTTCCTAGCGCACGAACTACTTCCAGTCGGAGCGACCGAAGAAGAAGTAAATGCTTATAGAGAAAAAGGTTACTTCATGTTAAAAGTTCCTCCAATTTATCGAGAAGCTTTTGAAGATAACATAGACCTGGCTCTAACGGATAATGCGGGCATTTCTACTTCTAACTCTACTAAATATATCTCAGGTATTAGACTTAATCAAATAAAAACAGATGAATACAAAAATCCATTCATTAAAGATATTATTGAAGTCGGTAATGCACCAGACGATATAGTACAATATTCTAATTTCTTTGATATATCTCAAATTAACCCGAGAGATCTAGCTCGCCCTTTGTTTATTCATCTAGATATGTCGCTCTCAGGAGACAAAACTGGTATTGCAGGTACTTGGATTACAGGTAAGCGTCCAGGCGTTGTAGGCGAAGAAAACACAGGAAGAGAATTAGACTTTAAGGCGGCATTTTCCGTATCAGTAAAAGCACCAAAAGGCTATCAAGTAAGTTTTGAAAAAACCAGAAATTTCATAAGATGGCTTCGTGATAGAGGCTTTGCTATAAAATGCGTAAGCATGGATACTTATCAGTCGGCTAATATGGCACAATCACTCACTGCTGATGGATTTAAAACACAGATCCTCTCGGTAGACCGAGTTGACACTATTGGCACTGAAAACGGACGACCTGCTAGAGTGTGTAAGCCATATGCTTTCTTTAAAACAGCTATCTACGAGCGACATTTAACACTATATCGCAGATGTGACCTACTGACAGAAGAAATAACTAATCTAGAAAGATTATCTGATGGGCATGTGGACCACCCGAAAAGTGGAAGTAAAGACCAAGCAGACGCATTATGTGGTTCACTTTATACCGCAAGTCAGTTTGCAGAAGAATATTCTTATGATTATGGCGAGAATTTAGGGACTGCCTTAGATGTTAATGCTGAGGCGTCAGATGAATATAGAAAGCATCAAATAATAGCAGAATTTCAAGAAGAGCTTACTAAAATTTATTGGGATACGCAAGTAGCCGACGAAGCTATAAATTATCAGAAAAAACAAGAATATGAATCATACCAAGAAATTATGAACGGTATAATAATTTTATGATTTTATAAAGGAGACCATAGATTATGGCAGAAGAAAATAAGTACGTTAAACCCAAGCAGGCCCCTAGTACCTTAATAGGAAGTCAAACACAGCCAATAACGCTTGATAATACTACTACTCTTGATATAGATACTAAAAAAATATTAATTGATAATATCATAGAGGCTGGGCTAAGCAGCCAGCTAGATATTGCCAAATTAGAAAATTTTACAAGTATATCTAACTCTCGCGACCAAATATATCAACTTATCGACACTATGGCGCAAGATTCAGCCGTTTCAGCAATACTTAAAACCTATGCAGAGAATGCCTGTGAGCCTGCAGATAATGGCCACGTTATCTGGTGCGAGTCTACTGACCCAAATACAAGTAAATTTATCAATTACATACTTAATGTTATGAATGCCGATAAAAATATGTATGGCTGGGCGTACAGTATCTGCAAATATGGTGATATATATTTAAGGCTATTCAGAGAATCAGACTACGCCGATGATTTATTTAAAGCTGATAATGTAGATATGGTTAATTCTACACGAGGTCGGCTAAACGAAGACTACGCAAGTGAAGAAAAGCTAGATGAGGCGGTTAAACTACGCCTACATGCTAATCATGACCCATACAGCTTCTATGTGGAGCAGGTAGATGACCCAGGCACAATGTTCGAACTAGGTAAATTCGGTAAAACTTATGGTTATGTAGAAACACCTAATGAAGACATAGGCCTTGATGCAACTTCTACTTTATTTGGCGGGCAGTCTATGACTGGCACATATAACTTTAAAATGAAGTCTGCTGACGTTATTGTTTGGCAAGCAGACGATTTTGTACACGGCTGTCTCGAAGATAACTTCACAAGATATCCCGAAACTGTTGAGTTATTTATAGACCCTGAGGGCACCAAGAGTCAGATTTATAAAGTTAGAAGAGGTAAATCTCTTTTATACGACAACTATAAAGTTTGGCGAGAAAGGTCACTACTCGAACAGGCAGCGCTTCTAAACAGAATTACTCGCTCAAGTATTGTTCGTAAGGTAGGTGTCGAAGTTGGTGACATGCCAAAAGAGCAAGTAAAGCAGACTTTACACAGAGTAAAAGAGATGATGGAGCAAAAAAGTGCGCTCAATACCGGAACTTCCATGAACGAGTACAATAACCCCGGACCTATTGAAAATAATATCTACTTTGCTACTCATGAAGGTAAAGGCAATATTACTGTAGAGGCTGTAGGCGGTGATGTTGATGTAAAAAATCTTGCTGACCTTGACTATTGGAATAATAAGTTTTATTCCGCATATGGTGTGCCCAAACAGTATTATGGATGGACAGACGATGCAGCAGGATTTAATGGAGGCTCGTCTCTAGCAATTATATCAAGTGAGTTTGCTAAAGGCGTCAAAAGAGTTCAAAACGCGCTTATTCAAATGGTTACCGATGCAATTAATCTATTTCTATTAAATAGAGGTCTTAAAAGCTATCTAAATAACTTCACGCTTAAAATGAAGGCGCCGCTGACACAAGAAGAGATTGACTATAGGTCTGACCTATCTAATAAAATTAACGCTATAAGTAGCATTCAAGGTTTGTTTACTGATATTGAAGATAAGGCTCGTCGCCTAAGGATTCTTAAGACATTGCTCGGTGGACTCAATTATGGTGATAGCATCTTTACCGAGATTGACGCAGAAATAAAAGCGATAGAAGAAGCTGAAGCAAAGGCTGCAGAAGAAGCAGCACTCGAAGGAACTGACGTCACCGCTACAGAAACCCCAAGTGAGCCTGCAGATGAAACCAATGATACTGAAGACCTAGACCTTGGTACACTCGCAGACCTTGAGTCATTTAACACAAACGGTGGCAGTGAGTTCTTAACAGAAGATCAAGAAGTTTTAAACACTGAAGTATCAACAATCTTGACAGAAGACGACCTTCCTTCTCCTGTTGAATTAGATGCAGAAAAAGATTTTTCAGAAAATAATTGATAGTTAATTTTGAAAGGTAAAACAAAATGATAAATAAATCAGACTTAATGACAGTTTTGGTCGCACTTGAAGACAGAGGTTTAGATATTAACCCTATAATGAAAAAGCTTATCACTTCAAAAGAAGTCTCTCACGAAGTATTAAAGTTTATTCTGGATAATAAAGGCATTGAGGTAGCCAATTTCTACGAAATGCTTAGAAAAAAGCACAACGATAAGAAATCGCCCTTATATCATAATATTGTAAAAGAAGTTTCAGACCCCGAAGAAGTTATTACTACCCTAGCTTGCTTACTAGTACAAATTACTTTATATAGTAAGAAGCTTCCCACGAACAAAGAAATCTTTCAGCGTGAAGTACGAGCTGAAGAAATTACTAGGGTGCTTAATAGCTACTATGCTACCGGGCTCATGGATCAGTGTCTAGCGCTTCTTAAGCTAATTAAAACCGATTTACTTGTGCTTGAGCACATCAGCGGTCGTAGAGAAGCTTTAGTATAAAATATACTTTAGATTAAACTGTGGTTTTATTAGACCACGGTTTAATTTTTTTATTTTTATAACTGCAACGCAATAAACTTTAACTGCTAAAAAATAATTAGCTAAATTATTTGATTAGACAACAGTCTAAAATACAAAATCGATTTATTACAAAACTAAGGAGATAACTATAATGGAACTAAAAAATGGTTATAAGGTAATTTATGACAAGGCTGTTAATGGTGAGCACATTTTCTATGCTTCTAAGACTGGCGCTTTTGCAGATGCAGAGGAAATTTTAAGAGCTACCGCTGGCGAGTATAAGCTTATTTATGAGAAGGCTGGCAAGTTCTACGGAAGTAAGACAGGTATTCCTGCTGAAGGTGACTTCTGCTTTGCAGGTTTTGATAAAGTATTCGTTGAAACTGAAGTTGACGCTGGCAGTGAGCCTGAGGCTGTAAATGAAGAGCCGGTAGTAGAAGAGCCTGTTGTTGACGACGAAACTCCTGTAGAAGATCCTGCTGAATAATTTTTAATAAGTTGATAAATTATTAGCTAAATTATTTAGATTAAAAACTTCTATGAAAAGGAGGCTAAGTAAAAATAAAAATGACTAAAAGTAATGAAATACTAGAGGCATTAAAAATGCAGCCTCTTACAGAAGAAGAAAAGGCTAGTCGTCATATTTTAGGTAGATGGTACGGTCCTATTGCAACCTGTAACGAGAGTACTCGTAACGGTAGACGTTATAATAGAGAGCTTTGGGAAAAAGCATTAAATGATGAGCTCTTCCACGAGAAAATTGCTAATAAATGCTTGTTCCTTGAACTTGGCCACCCACAGGATAGAGAAGAGACGGATATGTCTAAGGTATGTGCCTGTATTCCTGAAATGCCTAAGATTATTGATGGCGACCTTTGTGCTTGCGTTGATATTCTAGATACACCAAATGGTAGAATTCTGAAAACACTTTGTGATTATGGATTTGTTCCCGGTGTTTCTTCCAGAGGTTCTGGTGATGTAATGCCAAATAACGACGTTGATCCTGATACCTTCTATCTAGAGACCTTCGATTGCGTTGCAATTCCAGCAGTAAAAAGAGCTAGAGGCGTAATGTGTGAATCTTTAGATAAAAACGCAGTTAATCTTAAAAAGGCTCTTACTGAGTCTATAAATAAGGCCAGTGAAGAGGATAAAGCAATTATGAAAGAAACTCTTGAAAACTTAGCTATCGATATTGAAACTTCTGAGGAAGCTAAGGAAGAACTTGTTGAAAAGAGACTATCTGTGGACGAGATTCCCTGGGACCCTGAAGAAGACCCTAATCTTTTAACTGAAGACGCTGAGGCCGAGGATGAGGAAGAAACCTCTGATGAGATAGAAGCCGAGTCCGAAGACACCACAGAATCAGAAGTTATCGAAGAGGTTCCTGAAGAAGCTACTGAAGAACCAGAAGAGGTTATTGTAGATGTTGATAGTGCTGAAGAAGTTACAGTAAATACTGTTGCTGACGCTATCGAGCAGCTACAAGAGTACGATGATAATACAGAAGTGCAGTTTGAACCCATTGAAATAGATGGTAAGGAATATAATATCGACAAACTTGAAACTTTTGTAGACGAAGACGCTAATATCTTAGTAGTAGGTGTTAACTGTGAAGAAGCTGAAATAAGTTCAGATGACACAGATTCAAATATAGAAGCTCAATCTGAAGACGAAGAAATTTCTGTTGAAAATTCTGATGAGCCCGAAGATACTGATCAGTCAGCCGAAGATGCCGGAGATGAAGAAGTAATCGAAAGCTTAAAAGAAATGATTAGACAGAAAGAAGCTTTGGAAACCGAAATTAGTGATTTGCGTAAAGCTAAATCAGTTGGCGATGCCAAAGAAAAGGAATTACAAGAAAAACTAAATAGGTACAGAACTGCATTTAGAACAACTAGTGCGGAAGCCGCGAAAGTTCCTGAGCTGCAATCTAAAGTAAAAGAGCTAACCGAGCAATTAACACAAGCTCAAAACAATGTAAAAGCATTAAATGAAAAAGTTAACAAGGCACAACAGCTAAAAGAGAGCATTGAAGGTAATAAGGCTAACGAAAGACGCTTGAATGAAGAAGTGTCTAGACTTACCAAGAGATCTGAAGCTCTTGAAGCTAAACTTGAAGGTCAAACAAAGCAGTATACTGAAAAGCTTGAAGAAAGAACAAATTTAGCTAAGAAGTATAAAGCTCGCTTTATTGAAACTCTTACTAAATACATTGAGTCTAAAGCAAGTATGCTTGGTGTTAAACCTTCTGAAATCACAAGCCGCCTCAATGAAAGCTATACTCTTGCAGATGTTGATGCTGTTTGTAACAAAATTCTTGATTCTACTAATACGTTTAGTAGACTTCCATTCAGCGGAAGGACTAAGGTCTCTGCTCGTATAACAGAGTCTGTTTCAAATAAGACTTCTGAATACGAAGATGACGACCTTTCCAGCCTTTATGAGCTCGCTGGATTGAAGTAATAAACTATAAGCTCAAAAAAACAAAATTTTAAATAAAAATTAAATTAAAAGAGGTAAAATTATGAGACAAAATCTTCTTGAAACATATAGCCGTCAGCTTAAGGTTGCTGAGGCTTATGTAGCTAAAAACTTTGAAGGTAAGACCATGTCTAGCAACACCGCTCTTACTACTGCTGTTCTTCTTGACAACACTAACCGTTGGCTCACCGAGTCTATGGACATCGGCGCTCTTGGCAACGCTACTGATCGTTCCAGCCTTGGCGCTTGGAAGAAGTTCTGCCTTAACCTTACTAACATTGCAGTTCCTTCCCTTATTGCTAACGATCTTGTAATCGTTCATCCTATGACTTCTTACTCTGGTTCCGTTGCATACCTTAAGTATGTAGCTCTTGATGAGAAGAAGATCGGTGGTAACACTGAACTCAACAGCGTGTTCGGCCTTGGTCAGATGGACGACATGCGTATGAGCTACACCTCTCAAGTTGTTGTTGAGACTCTTGATGAGACTGCTGCTCTTTCCTTCACAGCTGACGAAATTGTTACTGATGGCTTCAAGTACTTTGACAAGGCTACTAATACCGCTAAGACTGCTACCTACAAGGTAAACGGTGAGTACGTTGAGGGCGCTTACACTCCTAAGGCTGGTGACAGAGTTGCTTACAAGGTAGCTGACTACCAGATGGAGAAAGTTCCTGCAACTAAGATTCCTACTATCGGTCCTAAGATGGAGCACATTCCTCTTGTAGCTGAGCCTCGTAGAATCGCTGTTCGTTATGACCAGATCACTGCTTTCCAGGCTAAGACTGACTACGGCTTCTCTCTTGACAAGCAGATCGCTGAGCAGGCTTGCGGCGAGCTTGCATACGAAATCGACACCGAGATCGTAGACATGCTTTACACTGCTGCTTTTGCACAGAAAGAAAAGCTTGCTGACTGGTCTAAGACTCTTCCTGCAGGCGTTTCTAAGTTCGAGCACTACAATGGCTTCCTTGAGGTTGTTGAAATGGCTAAGGCTATCATCTACAATAGAACTAAGAAGTTCCACCCCAACTACATGGTAATCGCTTCTGACGTTCTTCCTGTTCTTCGTTTCGTTAACGGCTTCACTGCAGTTAAGAACGCTAAGATGAATGGTCCTTACAAGGTTGGTGAGCTTGACGGTCTTGCAGTTTATGTATCTCCTATGCTCAAGAGCGGTGAGTTCTTCCTTGGTCTCAACGGTAACGATATGATGTCTTCTGCTGGTGTTTACGCACCTTACATGGCAATCGTTCCTACTCAGCTTCTTGGTACTCCTGATGGTGGTCTTGCACAAGGCTTCAGCACCTGGTATGCTAAGGCACTCCTTAACGAGAACCTCCTTGTTGCTGGTCGCATCGTTGACTAATTAATAATCACTTAGGTTTAAAATAAAGGTCCCTTCTGGGACCTTTATTTTTCTTAGTTGTAAATACAATTTTTAAGATAGAAGTAAAAATTTAAAATAATACATTTACAAAGGGATTATTCTATTTTAGGATAGTCTCTTTTTTATTTGCTAAATTATTTAGTAATAAAGACAAGGAGGAATAACCTTGAAATTAGATGAAGTAATTGATGAGGTCCGCCTCGAGCTTACTGGTTACGTGTTAGATATGGAAATAGCAGATGAGACTATTGTTTCTGTTATTAAAAAAGCTCTTAGAGAGCTTACTAGATACTGGGATGAGTCAACATTAATTACAGCGCCTTTCGCAAGCTGTATAAGCCTTGATGGTGAGTTTTTTAAAGAAGAAGTTAGCTCTATCGTTAATATATATCGAACAGAAGGTTTTGGAGATTCGTCCGATGGGCTTTCAGTTATGAACGATCCAGTTCAAATGGCCCAGTTTGCTATTTTTAGCAACGGAGGCACGATGTACAATCTTCAAGACTACGTTATGAATTACGCTTCTTGGATGACCATGTATCAAATAAAAAATACTATATCTACTGATCTTTCTTTTAGAGAAGACAGACACGATAATAAGTTATACATTAGTTGTGGAAACTCCACACCGAGAATGATTACTATTGAGTACATTCCGAAGCTAAAATCTGTTGAAGATATTAAAAGTGATTACTGGATTGATATCTTAATAAGACTATGTGTCGCCATGACAAAAGTTGTTTTAGGAAGAATCCGTACACGCTTTACGCAAAGTAATGCGCTCTGGACTCAAGATGGTGATAAAATTTTGGAAGAGGGTAACACCGAATTAAAAGAACTTCGTGAAATACTTAGAGTCAATAGTAATTTAATTATTCTTCATGATTAATGAAATTTAAAAGGAGATTTAACATAAAAATGAAAGAATCTATTACAAAGTTTGATCTAGAGTCTGCTTTTAAGGCTCTCGATGAAATCGAAATACCTAAGACGGGCAAAGTTAAAGCGAATAAGCCTGCACTTACAGAGATTTTCTCACGCAAGTCTAAGTTTGATGCTCTTATGGAAGAGTACTATGACATTAGTAGCAATGAAGGTTTGGAAGATGCTAAAGAAGTTCGTGAAGCTGAAATAGCTCAAGCAAAACTTGATCGTATTGAGAAAATCGTTGACCTTGACGCAGAATCTGCTGAAGATCTTCTAACTTCTTATGTTGGTAAGCACATTATTCAGTGCCCCCAATGTATGACACTCTTCTATAAGAATCCTGAAGATGTCGTAGCTTCTGAAGAAGACCCTACAACTGTAAACGTGAATGAAGTTTGTCAACATTGCGGAAACGAGAGCGGTTACAGTCTAATTGGTAAGGTTGGTGAGGCTGCGCCTGAAGTTACTGAAGAACCTGTTGCAGAAGAAGGCGAGCTTGACCTAAATCTTGACGCCGAAGAAGGCGCAGAGGAAGAAGTTCCTATGGATGAACTTAACTTTGATGACGAGCTAGAAGAGCTCGACCTTGACCTTGAGGAAGAGCCTACTGGAGAAGAGGAAGAGAAGAAAGAAGAAGCTTTTGTTTCTCATGTCGGCGACACACTTGTAGAAGAACTTGCTGATGATAAAGAGCTTGACGCAAAGCTTGATGCACACAGCGAGTACATTGATTATCTTAGAGCTGCAATTGCTCAAGAAGAAGCGGCGCTAGAAAAAGCTGATAATGAGCAAATTAAAACAGCTATTCAAAGAAATATTAATGCATTCAAAGTAGACCTTGAAAATGCACTTCCTGAGGCTGTTAAAAATGATGAAGCTACTGTCGAAGAGCCCACTAATGAAGTTGAAGATATTGAAATTGAAACGGAACCTGAAGACGAGGAAGCAGCGGAAGAGGTAGTTGAGAGCTTAACAGAGGCACTCCACGAAGAGTCCGATAACGATATTTCGGATGCCGAGTTTGAGCAGCTTATGAACTCTTCTGAATTTAAGAAGCCTATTTCTGATGTAGCTGTTAGAGCAATGCTTAGTGCAGAAAAAGATAATTCGGAAGAAGCACCTATTAAGGAATCGGTGTCTACTTATTTCTGTATGGATTGCGGTTATGAAGTGGAGCTCGACGATAGCGAATACGATGGCGTGTGCCCACATTGCAAAGAGCACCACGGGTTCGTCAAATCAGAGGAAGACTTAGATGAAGTTTTTAATGATGTCGAAGAGCTTCAAGAAAGCGCTCTCGAGAATCTTATTTCCAGTTCTTTAGTAGAACTTTATGGCAACGTTGCCGGCTTCAGACTCAAGGATTGCACTTATGAAGATAAGAAGCTTATGGTAGAAGGCGTAATTCATTTTACTTCTGGTAATACAAGAAAAACCACATATACTTTTAATGAGGCTTTAATTGCGGCAGATAAAGTTACTTTACGTGGTTTAAATGAAAAGCTTGGCAATGATAAGCAGTTCTTTATTACTGGTTATACTGAAAATAAAACCTTTATTACTGAATCTTTTAAAACCGCTAAAAACTAGTTTAACTTAAAACTTAAGGAGAGTTTAGGCTCTCCTTAAGGTACTTTTTAGAAAGGAGCTCTAGGAATGTCAGACGCTAGAAATGACTATGGCTTTCTCATCCGTGGAAATGACATAAAATTATATCGTGCTTGGTTTAAAGAAATGACCCGGTTACACGGTATTAACGTCATTTATAAAGAACCTTTAAAAAATAAAGACTATGACAATAGAGGCGATCTAATTAGTGGATATAAGCCTGGAATTACGGTTGGCTGTATCTTTCAAGAGCACCCTGACCAGAAATCGCTTAAGAAGATGGGCTGGGTTGCAGAGCTCCAAGAAGGCTCTTCTATTATTCATGTGCCTTATGATTTACCAGGGCTTCAAATTGGCGCTCTTTTCGACGTTCCGAGCGGACTAGATAAGGCTAAGCCAAGAACATTCCGTGTAATTAGCCTACAGAATATTATGATTTATCCTGCTTCTGTTGCATGTGAAATTGCTCTTGAGTATGAGTCAATAGATGAACAGCATTTAACTATGACTGCGCATGAAAAAGAAGATATGCCTTTACTAATTGACCGAGAAGAGGATGATTAGAATTTATGAATATTCCAATAACATTTCTCACTGAGGCTATTGATAGTCAAAGTGTTTTAAAAATATTAATTAATAAAAATAAACAAATTGATATAAACCATCCTAAGTATAATTATTATAAGTCACTGGCTGACTGGGCTAACCCTAGACAGCAGGAAAAAATAAAAAAGATTGACTTAAGCACCCTTAAATTATCTGACAGAAGTTTAATTGGAAAAAAACTTATTAGCCGACATAACACACTCGGTAGCTTATTGGACGCGCTGAAAAACTTAATGGACCAAGAAGGCCGGTACAATCCTGAAAGCGAATTAGCTCAGCTAATTCAGCAAACTACCGTAGACGTCTTAGCAAGCTTAAGTAAACTAGAAGATAGCAGCAAGCTACCCGAAGACCCGGAAGAAGAACCAACTAAACCGGAAGAAGCTAATAAGCCGGAAGAGCCAGATAATGATGATATAGAGCTTTATCAAGGTATGGACTGGACTGCTGAAAAAGCTCAAAGACTTAAAAGTAGCGAGGGCGCTCCGTCTACGATACTCGATAAATTCTATGATGATTATTATAGTGTGGAATATGCTGGTGTAGAATCACCCGAAAAAGACACAAAAGGTATAGTAGCTAAGTTAAAGAACTTAGATAAAATTCTAATTCCTGAATTTAATGCCCTCGGATATAACCCCGAAGTAAACCCACTTGCACAGTTTTTAAAACTCTTAATTGAGTATAAACCAGATATATTTAATAGACTTACTATAAATACTTACGGTGCTGTCCATAATTCTTTTATAAATAAATATATTACGGGTAATATGCTCGGTAAAAAATTTGATGAGACAAATATCTTATTCTGCAGCGATCTTTATGCTAATAATGGATTAGATATAATAGAATATTTATCGCTTCAAGATCAAGTTCTTAAAGCCAAAAAGAATAGTGAATACGTAGAGGATGCCTATCTCATAGCTAAAATATTCATTCAGCAAAGTATTCAACCTGAACAAGCAGAACAAAAATCGAATTATAGTGCTCAGGTAGAAAAGCTACTAGATATGCAAAAACCTAAACAGCCTGGTGACGATAATGCTAAACTGAGGTCTTTACTTGAGATACGAGAACTCTATCGACACATATTTAAAGTCGAAGCTGAGAAGACTAAGAAAAAGGTAAATTTAAAAACTGTTAATGATATAGTAGACGAAGCCGAAAAACAAGATGTCGTACTAGATATGATAAAGCTTATCCTAGCTCAGAATGATTATGCTGGCTCTACTAAGTACGCAGAAGAAGCTCAAATGTTTGATGGCTGGCTTGATAAGCGTAATCATACATACACTAATAAAAGTATTGAGACAAGTAGAAAGATACTTTTAGATTACACCTTAAATGCTGAAGCTCTCAGTTTAATAATACAAAACTTAGTACACCGTATAAACGAGCCGACGGAGAACAAGAAATAATGTTTTTTTCGATAAAAACAGATAGTAAAAAACCTATAAGTATTATAAAACTAAAAACGTTAGTTAGAGCTCGATCACTTATTTCTCTATATCCTATGCGAGGCACTGAAGTAATTTTAAATAATTATCTAGTAGAAAACTATAAGCTTACCTTAAAAAACGCTTGTTTTTTATTACTGGCTAATTTGTATTTTAGCGCCGGGGAAGAAAATGAAATTATCTTCTTTTTTAAAGATGAAAAGTATGACCAGCTTGCTAGAATAATTACTTATGGAATAGATAATATTTCTGGCAGTCAAATATTAAAAACCGCGCTGAGTACCTAAGAAAGGAGTATTTGCTATGGCAATAAGTTATTATGATGATGCAGTTACTGCTAAAATAAAGGGTTGGCTAGCTGATAGCTCTACGCTAAGAGTACTCAACCCGGATGAAACAAAGAGAGCTATTGAGCTACACGCTGAAGACTCTGGTGATAAGCCGCTACAACTGCCTCTATTAACAATATCTAGAAATAAAGAGCTCGAAATAGCTAATCCAATTAAACAAAGTAAATCTTTTGATGGCTTAGTAATTCAAAATGATACTACAAATGCTGCGACGGTTCATATGAATGTCATTCCAGTAAAAACACTTTATCAATTAGATATCTATACAAAAAGACAACTTGATGCAGATGAATATGTACGGCAGTTTTTATTTAAGCTAATAAATAACCCACAAATTATTGTAGAAATTCCTTATAATAACTACTTAGTTAAACACACAGCAAATTTAAGAGTTTTAAATAGTGTTTCTGATACAAGCGATATTCCAAATCACCTTTTCCCTGGGCAGTTTTATCGTTGGACAATTCAGCTAGAGCTTCAAGATGGTTTTCTATTTAGTATACCATATAAAAAGAATTGGCGCTTTATTGGTGTTGAATACAACTTTAGTGAGAAAATAGAAGACCCTGAGCTTGACACGAAAGAACAATTTATTTGCTAAAAATTATTTGCTAAATTAATTGAGTTTAGTGACTCACAAATTTAATGTATAAAAATTATTAAAATAAATAAGGAGATTCATTTAGTATGCCAAAAATACTTATTAATGAAATTGATAGAACTACTGCCGGCACTCCCGGTGAGTACTCTAATAACACTGTTCTTATTTGTGGTTTCTCAGCAAGAACAAATGAAGACATCATTGCTGGCGGCGTAGATGCTGGTTATACCCTCCCTGATGAAAACGGTGTTTTTGAGTTCTACTCTAAAAATGACTTTGAAGACACAATTGGTAAAGTGTCTCCATTTTTAAGTGAAAATGAGCACATCCCTGCACACTATGGTAACCAGATGGCTTATGAGCTACTTAAGCAAGGTTATCCTAGCGTAATTTATCTATCTCTTGGTAAGGTACCTAGCACAGACAAAGAAATTGTAGAAGCTTTAGAAAGAATTGCTGATACAGATACTTGGGAGATTTTTAAGGATAAAGCAAGTTATGACTTTAGATTTGTTACTCACGGCTTGTTAGCTTCTCATGATACTCATGACCTTAAGACTGCCACTGAGAATAAAGAAAAAGCAACAAAAGATTATACCGATGCAGAAAAGGCTTATAACGACGCCGTAGCGGCTAAAGCAGAGCTTGAGGCAGAAGAAGGTTATAATGCAGATTCAGCTGAAGCAAAGGCAGCGGATAAAGCAATAGCTAATGCAGCTAAGGCAAAGGAGGCAGCAGAGGCTGCTCTTAACGCTGCAATTACTGCATACGACTATGCACACGCAGACTGCTTCTCTGAAAGTGACTTTGAAGCGGCTAATGAAGCAATTGTTGGTCTTGCTACTTATGCTAAGCAGACTGAGGACTATGAAGCTGTTCCTGGTACCGGTCGTGGCGACTGTGTAGCATTAGTAGAAATTAACGAGTCTAGCTATGTTAATGACGCAAAAGGCCGTCCTGAAGCTAAAATCTTAGCTGCTGCAGAGAAGATGAGCTATATTACTGCAGACAATGGTCCTTACTGCACATGTACAGTTCCTAGCGTTGTTTACAAGATGACCCCCGACACAGACTTTGATAGCAACATGAAATTCCCTGGTGCGTTCCACTACCTTGCTTGCTATAAGAGAATGATTGATTCTAACTTTGCTGAGTGGTATGCTGCTGCTGGTTATACTCGTGGCGTATCTAGCTACACTGTTGATCGTACTTCTGTTAAACTTGGTGAAGTTGCTATTCAGGCACTTGAGCCTAGATATAAGAGACCTGCTCCTTATGATTACAAAATGCCTTTTGCAGTTAACG